CCCCCGGCCTGGTCAGTATCTAATCGGGGAGAACACCTAAGAAAGGAGGCCATCATGGCTTATCCAGTTGCAGCGGGTGTTACCGGGCATAGTGGTATCTATACCCCCGAAATTTGGTCGGGCAAAACGCTCGTAAAATTCTACAAAACCACAGTCTTTGGAGACATAAGCAATACCGACTACGAAGGCGAAATCAAAAACCAGGGCGACACAGTTCACATCAGAACAGTCCCCGACATAGTAATCACCGACTATGTAATCGGTCAGAAATTAACCTATGACCGTCCGAGAGGAACAGTTGTAGACCTTCTGGTCGATAAAGGCAAGAAATGGAGCTTTTCGGTCGAAGATGTTGAAAAGCTTCAGAGCGACATTCCTTATGTCGAAAAGTGGACAGACGATGCAGGGCAGCAGTTAGGCATAGCCATTGACACCAATGTGTTGGCAAATGTCTATTCCTCTGCTCATGCGAGCAACAAGGGCCTGACAGCAGGGGCGACCAGCTCCGGGTACAGCATGGGTGTTACAGGAACTCCCTTGCTGATCGATAAGGACAACATCCTAGAGGTCATCGTTGACATGGCTTCTATTCTAGACGAACAGAACGTTCCACAGACCCAGAGATGGATAGTCTTGCCGCCTCTTTTTTGTGGCATGATTCTCAAATCAGACCTTAAGGATGCCAGCCTTGCCGGTGATGCAACTTCAATCATTCGAAACGGTAGGCTTGGAATGATCGGTAACTTTACGATCTATGTCAGCAACAGCATTGCAACCGCTGTCAGTGGCACAGAACATAATATCATAGCCGGTCATCCTGCGGCAATTACCTTTGCATCGCAGTTAACCAAGAACGAAACGCTTAAAAACCAGGACGACTTTGGTGACTTGGTGCGTGGCCTTCAGGTTTACGGATACAAAGTGATTAAGGAAGAAGCGCTGATTCATTGCGTAGGCAAAAAGGCTCCTTGATCTTAATTGTTTAAATTAACCGGGGGAGCTCGCTCCCCCATTAAACCCTTTTAAGTAAATTTTAAAAAAGGAGATATAATTATGCCGACATATGACTATACAATTGGAGCCGGAGCTATCTTCCATCAGTGCCCAAGCACCGTCTGGGTTCCGATAGATGTTGACGCAACGGCAGTTATTGCCAGCGATACGACTCTGACCACAAATACCACCATTACCGCAGCGGATATTATCCAGATATACGACATTCCTGCCGGTACGGTGTTAACAGGTAGGGGCGTTCTCGAAACCATTACCGCAGGCGAGGCTGGAAATACTGCTGATATCGGACTTGCTGGTGGACAAGAGTTGTTTACTGGCGTTGCTTTAGATTCTGCCGCAGGCACAATGACCATGAATCTTGTTACTGATGGTTGGGGCGCTGATACTCTTCAGGGCGTTACATTCGCAGCAACCGACACCCTTGACATGGAATTCATTGCAGATGAAGATCAGGGCAGATGGGTTGTTTGGGTTGAAATGGCTAACCTGAGCAAAGAAGGTCAGGTTTACGGTTATTAACCATTAACTAAATGTTTTTAAAAAGTCGAGATCCGGAGAGTTAATTCTTTCCGGATCTTATCGAAAGGATAAAAATGATATCAACACATTTACGCAAAAAAGATGATCCGAATAAAGATTATCTCTATGCTTATACAGAGATGCTCGCTACGCAGCCCGACATGATTCCGTGCGATAAACACGGCAATCCGGTTGGTGTAGCTGGTGAAATTACTGACGGAGGCATGAGGCCAAGAGAACCGGAAGCTCCCAGCTTAGAGCTTACGATTGCACTCGATGCAATTGCATCCTTAAAGGCAGAGATTGAGGCTTTAAAGGATAAAGGCGATCCAGTAGTTTATCCGGTTGATAAGGTTGCGTCCGAACCAACTGTTGAAGAAGCGGCAGCCGCTATATCCCTTAATGTGGACAAGCAGCCTAAAGAGGTTACGCCTGATGAAATGAGCAGGAACACGCTGTTTGATTATTTGCAGGCAAAATATGGCGAAAAGGCCGAGCATCTCAAAGGCAATATGAGCAAAATTACCCTGCTTGATGAAGCCGAAAAGTTACAGGCAGCCGCTGATTTAGATTCAATACACGGTGGCGACACGGAGGCGTAAGCCATGAGCACCTTAACAGTAGGCTATATCGTAGGTGTTGTCGAAAAAAAGGCTCTGGATGAGGCAAATGACGATTTTACGCAGGCTGAATTGATAGGGTTGTATAACCTTGCCCTACGTTTCATCGTCAGTCTTGTCCCAAGGGCCTATGCGATAACAACTTCTGAGCTGTTGGCTCCGGGTACGCTTCAATCCATACCGGCAACAGGTCTTGTTTTGTCTGGCATTATCAGAAATGCAGGTACGGACGGCGAAACTCCCGGCGCATCTATCACGGAAGCCGATCTCGATTCTATAAACAGGCTGGTCCCAAATTGGAGCACGGAAACAGCCATAGAGGAAATAGATAATTTCATGCGTATTTCCGGTATGGATGCATCTTTTTATGTTTCTCCCCCGTCAGACGGTACAGGTTATGTCCAGATGGTTTATTCCGCCATGCCTCCCACTACCACTTACGATGAGGCCGGTGATTGGGAAGACGACAAGATACCGCTCAGTGACGAGTTTATTCCAGCCCTACCAGACGCCATGCTTTACAACGCATATGATGATGATACCGATACACCCGGAAACCTCCCAAGATCACAAATGTATTATCAAAGAGCTGTTCAGATTCTTGGAATTAAGGATACCCAAATGCAAGGGAGAACGTAATGGCAACCAACATCACCGAATGGATCCCCAGGATAGCGCCAACAGTCACCTTGTGTCCGAATCAGATCATCAAAGAAGCTGTTATAAACACTTGCAGGGATTTCTGTCAGAAAACTCAACTGTGGGACAACAATGCTTTGACAGCTATCGATGTCGTGGACGGTATATCCGACTATGTATTGACATCTGCTTTGGGTGACATCGTCGGCACTAATGCAGCCGCAGTCGACGGCACTCCAATATCGCCTACAACCGTTGAGGAACTTGATCGGCTCAACACATTATGGCGTCAAACCGTTACGGCAAGATCGTCCTGGTATATTTTTGGAATGGCTGACTCTATTAAGCTGGTTTACGAGCCGGACGATGACATTACAGGTGGTCTTGAGGTCTGGGTAAGCCTGAAGCCTTTGAAAACAGCCACTACCGTAGAGGACTTTCTGTATAGGGATTTTGAAAGAGCTATTGAGGATGGAGCGAAGGGCGAACTCTTGGTAATCCAAGGAACGCCATGGTCGAATTTAGAGCTTGGAGGATATTTCACCACTAAATACGAAGCTGCCAGGGATACAGCCAAGATGCAAAAATTTACCGGGCGCACCAATAAAATAATGAGCGCACTACATAACGCTCAATTTTTTGCATAAAGGACAAAATGAAAATAACGCTTAAACAATTCGAACTATTTAAAAAAGAGGCTCAAAGGTGGCTTGATTATTTTGGGATGAAAGAGTGGCAGGTTTATTTTGAACAAAAAGAACTTAAAGGAAGCCGAGCACAATGTGCTTTCGATTGTGTTGGAAGAATTGCAACGCTTTCTCTTGGAACATCTTGGAGTGAAATTAATAAAATTTTTGTTACGGATGAAAATATAAAGAGAACAGCTTTCCACGAAGTTTGCGAATTGGTTTTGGCGCCTTTAAGCAGTATGGTTTTTCAGAGGTTTAATTTAGCCGAAGAGAATGTTGAAGAAGAAATCCACAGAATCATCAGGACTTTTGAAAATTCTCTATGGAAAGAAACAACGTCTTGATATTGTTAACAAAAAACAAGAGGGCCGTGAGATGCTTCAGGTTGAACGATCTTTTTTTATGAAGGGCAAAGCATGAGCATAGGATTTAGAAATAAGACGAAATGTCAAATCAAAGCCGATATCACGGCAGATGCGACAATTATCTTATTAAATCCGTCTGGCTACCCTCCGTTTTTGCAAAGTCCGGGTGATTATGTTTACGGGGTTTTAAGAAACTCTCAAAACGTGGAAATCGTCAAGATAGATGTGGCTGCTTCCGACGAATATGGGCTAAGCGTTGCGAGAGCTCAAGAAGGAACGACAAATAGGGCGTGGAATCGAGGAACTTCTCTTTACCAAGAATTAACCTCTGAAACTCTCGACTATTTATTACAAAAAGCGGTTTTCAGAACAGTAACGGCTACGCCTGTGGGATCTTTAACTCCGAGCTATATTGGCGAAAAAGTATATCAAAGTACAGGCGGACCTGCATGGTGGAAATCTAACGGCCTGGCAAACATAGATTGGAAATTAATAGCAAGCTAAGGTGGCAGAATGACTGAATATATCTTTACAAATAACGCAACCGGGTCTTTGGCTTCCGCAATAGGCACGGGCGATGTTTCCTTATCATTAGAAGCGGGTGAAGGCTCAACTTTTCCGTCTCCGTCTTCTCAATCGTTTCATATCATTGTTACCGAGGGCGGAACTTCCGAGTGGATGGTTTGTACCGCAAGAAGCAGCGACACCCTGACAGTTACAAGAAACGCCAGT